CGACCTGATTGCCTTCGTAGAAGTCCTGTACAATCCACTTACCCTTCTTGTGCAGAACCTTCGTAAGGTCCACCGGCTGCGAACTGAGTTGGCCCTGTGCTGTAGCGCGGTCGCGGTATCGCTTCTGGCTACGGGCGGTACGCGCCTCTTGCCTATTCTTATCAGCCTGATTACTACGAACATAAGGAGACATCGGGTTTGCGTTCCGCTGCTTCTTAGGAGGAGTCTTTGGTGCCTTGGGCTTCTTGGGACCCTTGGGCTTATCCAAATACTGAGTCAATGGGTTATTAGAAGCCATATTATACTCCCCAATTCTGGCGGTAAGTGTTCATACGCCTCTGGCCCGCGTCGCGCAGAGCGTTAAACCGCTCCGTTGACTGTCCGGTAGCGGCGTTTGAGAAAGCGGTCTGCTCAGCCTGCCGGGCATCGCGTCGGGAACCTTCAATATCAGTAGCACGGTCAGCATAATCCTGCTTCACACGCCCCTCCTGCACAATACGGTTTCCAGACCTAAGCATTCCAGTTGAGGCTGCCGTGTTACGCCGGTTCGTGAGGCCCTGCTCGCGGTCGCGGCGCATCTGCGCGAACACGCCGCCGTACTGCTCGGGGTCGCCCCCCTGCCTAAGCCGATAGCGCTTAACACCGCCGTCGTCGTAGGTTTCCACGGCGCCAGCACCGAAAGTTTTAGTGAGCCAGTTGTTATACTCATTAGAAGCGTTGACACGCTGAGTGTCGTACCTCTGCTGGATGTTAGCAAGTTCTGCCTCGGCAGTTGCGTCCCGGTAGTTAGGGTCGTATTCAGGAGGCGCAGGCGGCGGTGTTGCCGCAGACTGCTCGGGAGCCTGCGGAGCAGACTGCGGTGACCCCGCAACAGGACGGCCCTGCTTAGCACGCCACGCCCAATAGGCATCGCGGCGCTGCTCGTTTGTGGCTTTGGGGTTCTTCCGCCCGTATGCAGCGGCCCAATTTGCATACTCACTTGCCATTAACGCATTCCCTTCTTCATAGGCACAGTACCGGGGCTAATCCGCGACGACAGGTTCGGTGCCGGAGGAGCACTACTTATAGGGCTCATCTTACGCTGAGCAGCCGCCATCAGCGACCGCCGCTGCGAGTCTGACCCGTCGAACTTACCGTATGAATACAGTCTATCCTTGTACATTTACACGCCTATTATAGCACATTTATACTGCTGAATTGTCAACGCCCATGCTTCTGACGGAATCCGCAATCAAGTACAGGTTGTAAAGACGGTACGACTTAATCGCATTGGTCAGGCTTGGGTCGGTAAGACAGTTGAAGGCGACTCTGATGGTCTGGCCCTCACGCTGAAATGCCTCGGGGAACTTGTCTGAGAAGTGATACGCAGCCCACGGTTCCACCGTCGTAGTCTTGTACCGCGCCTTGATGGTATGGTACTCAGTAGCAGCCGTCATATCAGGGTCAGAAACAAAGCCAACAGTCCACGTTTCCTTTCCGCTAACGTTCGCGTAAACGCCGTGGTCAATTTGGATTTCATGCACCCTAGCGGTGCGTCCCGGTGATGGTTTGATGTACATATCAAACTCAACCGGGATACCCGAGTAAGAAACCGTGATGCCGGGAACACCGTCCTCCCAAGCGACGCCGCCCCAAGTGGCGAGGTCCCCCCATGTGCTCGGGGCGTCAGTCCAAGGAACATCGGTGTTAATAGGGTCGGGGATGCCGTCGTAGTCAACAAGCAATGAAGTCGGGTCGAACACATCGGTCAGTTCCGAAACGAACGACTGATGAACTCCGTACACGCGCCCGTTCGATGCCTGCACAAGCCGCATCGGATTGTGCTCAGGATTGTCGAATCCCCATGTTGCCCACGAGCCCGACTGTAGGTCATAGACGAAGTTGTACGACATATCGTCAGGGTCGTATCCATCTTCGATGTACTGAATACAAACCAGAAGGTGCCCGTTTGGCGTCACGGCAAGCGTCGGCCAATAGTACTCAAACTCGGGGTGCGTGGCCTGCGTGCGCTGAGCCGAAACCGACCACGGCAGGCTAGTCCAGAGGTTACTGATGCCGAGGTCAGCCGCAGGCGCCGTCAGTGAGGTCAGGTTCCCGCCGCTATAAGCGTAGACGCCATCCTCAGCAACGAAGTAGATAACGCCCTCATAGACAGTCGCACCGTTCGGGTAGGGGCACCCAACCACGTTGGACACCTTGCGAATGGTAAACGACTCTTCATCAAAGCCGGTCAGAACAAACATCTTAGACGCCTTGAAGATAATCAGGGCGTCGTCAATGGCAACGAGTGCGGTGATAGGGTCAGCCGAGTCGTTGTCCACAAGCGCGAAGTTCTGGTCAGGCCACTTGTTGTACTGTCCGGGCTTGGTCCAGAAGATAGCGTTCCCGTAGTATCCACCAAACTCTTCAACCGAGTCAGGGAAGTTCTGCGGGCTGCCGGTTTCGATAGTCTCGCTAATGTGCCCGCGCGCACCAAAGATTCGCTCTCTGAATAGCGCAAGCGTCTGAACGCCAAGCGGGGCGTTCGACAGCGGGGCGAAGTCGGTGAAGTTCATGGTGACCGACCCGCCAGTAGCCGCCGTTTCTCCGAGCCCGTAGGGCCTGTCGAACACACCTTCGGTGCTACTGGTCTGCTTCTTGACCCGGTAGACGTACTGGTACTTCGGCTTTGGTGAAGTGGTGGCGGGCACGAACCAAGCGAGGCGCCCGTTGAACCCATTGGCAGGAGCCGATGCGAACGTGAACGTAGTGTTATTCTGCGTGACGGTTACCGATGCTCCGGTGGTGATTCCACCATCAGCGTTACCGGCAGTAATCTTTCCGCCCCACACTACAGGCGCGGTTACCGGGGCGGTATCAGCGGTCTGCGTAATCTCCCAACGGTGGCCGCTGTCCCAATACTTTGAGTCGTGCGTAGTCTTGGTCGCGTCTGCACCCGTACAGATAATAGTGCAGTTGTCATAGTGGACGGCGTTTCCCCACCAGTTAGCCTGAATTCCAGAAACGCCCTTGTAAGTGTTAGCCGAGTAACTGCCGGAAACAAGGTCAACCTCAATATAACCAAGATTATACGGAGGGGCCGTCGCTGGCGACTGCCCCTTCATAGCAAACTCAGTGTCGGAAATTGTACCGAGTAGTTCTTCGGGAGTGTAGTAGAAAGTCCAGCGCACATTGGGGCCTACAGTCCCAATAAGCAACTTAGAGTTGTCGGGCGAAAGGAACGAAATGTAAGGCATCCACCCTGTTTCTTCCTTCCACACACTACCGCCATACGAAGCGTTAGCCCACGATACGACAATCGGAATGCCCTTGCGGGGCACCACCTGCTCGGGCAGGTATCGCGTAAGAATGTTATGGATGCGTGGTGAATCGTCTGATGTACTCTTTGACACAGGTACATCACTATTTAGCCGCCGAGGGAACGGCACGGTCATAAGAGACTTGGACGAACTCACCTACGCCACCACTTAGCGGTCGTAACGTCATGGTCGTACATCCCACCGTAACTTTCCGGCATCTTGATACGCTCAATCTTCTGCTGCTGGCGCGCCTTCTGGTTTCGCATCATCTGGTTAAGCGCCGCCTGAAACTGCGTGGTGTAGACGTTGACCTTCGGCATATCGTTCTCACGCATCGCAGCGTTCCGCAGAGCACCAAGGACCAACACATCCACATCAGCGTTGGGAATCAGGGTTACATCAGTAGTGTTGACCATTTCGCTCGGCGCTACCCAATAGTACAGGTCATATGTATACACGGCGTCAGGAATAGGCGTCCAGTTAATCGTTCCCCCAAACAAAGAGAAGTACTTTGGCCGCTCCTGATAAGTACCATCATATGACTTCGTTGGGATATACTCACGGAAGTCCATCGCATCCATGAACTCGGGGACGCGCTGTCCGTCTGTGGTCCCAAGCCGCCCGAAGAAAGCAAGGTCGCTAGGCAGCGCAGTCGTGCCAAGCCCCGTCACGGTGCTGACTGAGCCGATGCTTTCTGTCCAATCCCACTTGAAAGTACCGGCAACCTCAAAGTACGCCTGATTCAGCCAAATCTTAAACTGGTTCTCATCAACGTTGCCGTAGCCGTAAGAAAGACACCGCGACAGCAACGTGCTAAGTGTCACTGTGGAGGCTGGCATTAGTCGTTACGCGAATACTTGCCGTGCTGTACAGCAGCACCGCGCTTCTTGCGCCACTCGTAGAACTTGTCGCGCGCTGAGGCCCACTGCTCCTTGCCCTTAAGGTCACCCTTCTCGCTCTGGTAAGCCTTGGCAAAGTTCGACCAAGAAAGAGGCCCGGACTGCATTGCCTTCTTCTTGCTGGCAATACTCTTCTTCTGAGCGTCGGTCACGCCCGAGCCCATCGCAATGCCCTTCTCGCGCTCAACGCGGTACTTGCCCTGTAGTGCGTTCTGCTTATCAGCCTCGGCACGCCTACGCTTCTTCATAGCGTCGTCCATTATGACTAACCCTTCTTCTTGTACTTGTTCATTGGATTCTTCTCAGACGCATCCTTGCGCTTGTTTGCGTAAGTCTTAGACGCCTTATTATAGTTGTCGTTGAACTGAGGACGCACCTTTGAGCCCGTCCCATAGCCGGGGTCACTAGGGGTCTTGCCGTCCTTATCAACCCGAAGCCACTCATTACGGTCAAGAATCTTGCGCTCGGAAGCCGTAGCCATGCGCTGCTTCACGACCTTACCTTCGCCCTTCTTCTTCTTGCGCGTCTGTCCCGGCATGATTGCAGCGGGAGTGTTACGCCCCTCATACCAAACAAGTCTATATTCAGCCATGAGTTATCCCATACTTTCGCAGGTCCTTACGCATTTCATACGCAAGCCAATCAAGAGTCTCTTCGTCAATAGCCTCGTATTCAGCGGCAGCCGCGTCAATCTCTTTCTCAGCCTTCTTAATACGCTCGTCAAGCGGAACGCTTGCAATGTACCGCAGGTGGTCAAGAACGCGATTATCAAGTTCCTCATACCGAGCAACGAAACGAGTGATACCGTCGCTACAGTTCTCCATAACCGTAAACGGCTTCTCATGCTTCTCGTGGTACACGATGTATAGGTTAGGGTCAATCTCCTTGATGCGCTCAGCGATGTTGTACAAGTCGCTATCAACCATCATCATGGCCTTCTGGTCACCAGATACATCTAGACGGAGGTTCGATGGGATTGATGAAACAAGCATTAGGTCTTGATGATGTAGTTCAGAGCGCGGTAGGGCTGCATGTTATTGTGAGGCTGACTCCCACCCGCCGAGGTTGAGGTAATCGGGAATCCAGCGGTTGAGTACGGAGGCTGATTATCGGAACCGGGGATTCCCGCAGCGCCTCCCAAGTCTCCAAACACGAACGCATCAACGGTCACGCTATGAGTGTGCGCTGGCATTTCGCTAGATGAAAGCGTGTGAGTCGTCGCGCCGCCAGACGCATTAAGAGCGTAGGTTCCGTTCTTACCGACAATCACGCGCCCGCCCATATCTGGAACCTTGAACTTGCCCGCAGCGCCGCCGTAGGTCTGTCCAATAACTCCAAACAGGGCAGCGTAGTCGCCTTGGTCGTACTCTGTACCATCGCAGAGCAGCCAGCCGGTCGGCGCGGTAGCCCCGGCGTAAGCCTGCACCGACGCAACCGGGGCAATCTGAGTCTGAGCAAGCGCCTGTAGAACAGCCGCCTCAACAGCCGTGGCAATGTCCTCACTCGCGGACGGCCAGTCAGTAACTAGGTCGGTCGCCTCCACATAAGGAATGTTAAGTTGCGGTGTGTATTGCATAGTGCCCCTATTATATCACATTATGGACTAAGTATAGGTGAGGCGGGGCCGTATTTCAGACCCCGCCCCATCCTGCTCCCGCTACCAGCCAGATAGGGATGGCGCCCGACGACTACTTAACGTCGTCAGCGGCACCCGTAATCTTGCCGTGTCGGTTACGAGCCCAAGTACCCATGTTGCAGTACTTGAAGATGATACCGATGTAACGGTCGTAGCGCGGCTCCCACTTAAGAACCTCGCCGTCCTCCTCCATCCACTCCCAGTCGCTCATCTGCGACCAGAACATAGCGTCGGTGTTAACTGCGAACACCTGCCCGGACGGGCAGTGGTCGTCGTACACCATAGGAGTCTCATCGAACATGAGCGCCGTGAACCCACCGCGCAGGCGCACCGACTGAGCGTCGTTAAAGCGCTTGAGCGAGGTCAGGGTGTTGGCGTAACGGTTACGAATACCGCGCGTCGTGATAAGCACGACCTCGGAATCTGCACCCGACTCAAAGCCGATAGCGTCCTTCAACTGCCGCAGAAGCGAGTCACCCACGACCGCGCCACTAGCAGCAATCTCAGAAGCCTTCCAGAACGACTCACCAGCCGTCGCCGGGTTGAGCCCGTGCAGGGCGCCCGACGAGTCAATGATGTTCTGTAGACCGTTAATAGCGCTGCCCTTGTCGTTGTTCGGAGCCGCCGAAGTCGAATCCGAAGAAGCACGCACAAGAACGTCACCAGCGACCACCGTGGCCGACGCGCTCAGGGTCACGGTCACATTGGTACGGTCAATCTGCGTCACATAGGAAGCAGCCGAACCCTTGTAAGTCGTGAGGGTCGAATCGTAAATGTCAACGTATTCGCCACCCTGAAAGTAAATCGTCGTGTCAAGGTCAATGGTCGTACCCGTCACCGGGTTAGCGACCGTCGCCAGCACGCCGTTACCAGTACCGAAAGCCTGAATGTTAACGTGGCGCTTAAGGTCGTCGGTCAGGCCCTCCATCTCAGCCTGTAGCGCCCGACGAAATGCACCCTCGTTAGACTCAGAAGCCTTGAGCAACTGGCCCGTGATGTTAAACAGGCCGTAGAAGTACCGCAGCGCCTCGCTGATGTACTTGTACCCCTGATTGCCCGGAGCCGGAAGCCAAGCGTTCTCGGCACGCGGGCCAGTACCCTGATTCCGCGAAGTGCGGAGCGGGATACGGAACTCATTACCAACAAAATCAATTCCAGTTGAGTCAGCAACAATGCCCCGGAACTCACGCGAGCCGTGAGGGAGGTCCTGCTTATCCTCACCGTCACGAGTGCGGAGCCCAAAGAGCAGAATCTTGTTGCTGTTCAACTGGTCACGAATCGGACCAATGAACTTAGTCTTCATCGCGGCGCTGAAACTAGCGGTATCCGCCATTGTTTACTCCTTGAAGTTTCTAGCGTCCACCACGACTGGTCTTGTCCTGCGACAAGAATGCGTCAATGGCGTCGCCAAGTCCTGAGTACTGCTCCTGCTCAGGAGGCGTTGGGTTGCCCTCACCAACAGGCGTAGGACCATCCATTTCATCGCCCGGCTCTGGCGCTCGGTGGTACTTCATGTACCAGTTAAGTGCCATTTCCGGGTCGCCGTCGAATGCAACGATTGCTGCGTGGAACAGTTCACGGTCAAATCCGGGGTGCTCGGTTTCAAGGTCAGTCAGAAGGCTCTCGTACTCAGCGTCCTGCTGAGCCTCGTGCTCCTGCTGCATCTTCTCCATCACCCACTGCCGGTATTCGTCCGGCTGCTCACCGTCGTCCTCCGCATACTCGCCACCATCGTCGGGAAAGTCGCCTTCCTCGTAGTCGCCGTACTCACCGTCGTCCAGCAGACCAAGCAGTTCGCCCATCTGCTGATAGGTCCCGGCAGGGTCATTCTCAAGCGCCTCGGCAAGTCCTGCCATAATCTGCGCTCGCTCCATATCACCGCCGAACAACTGGTCCCACTGACTCATCTGCTGCTCGTACTGAGTCATTCGCGGCTGCCATACCTCACGAAGGTAAGCGTCCACGTTGGGGTCAGCAATTCCACGGTCTGCCAAGTCCTTTGCCCACGGCGCTGGACCGCCATCCTTGACCTCCTGCTTAGCCCCAGAATCCCCGTCGGAATCCTTGGACCTAGACTCGGGCTGTGATGACTTCTCCGTACTATCGGTCTTGGGCTTGCTGGAATCGCCCTTGCCCTTAGACGGCTTAACGTCGTCCTCGGTAACCTCAAGGCTCTCGCCAGCAGGTGCCTGTGCCTCAGTAGTCTCGCTCATGGTTCCTTTCTTAACGGCCCATCATAGGGGGCCGCTTGTTCATCATTGATGCTGCCTCAGCGGCAGCCTGTGCCATGCCGGGGTTGCCCGACATAGTAACCGGAGTTGCCCCCGGCATATTTGCGTCGCCAGCGGCATCGGGATTACCCATGCCCTGTGCGTCAGCAGCGGCGTCCGGGTTGGCTGCGGACATTCCCGCCTCGCCACCGAACCGCGCCTGAATCTCACCAATCGCCATAATCATCTGCTGAATGGCGTCGGCAACCGGGCTCTCGGGCTCCTTCTGAGCCACTACCATCATCATGGTAGAGAGCGCGTTAGTCGCTTGGTCTGCTGCCTTTGTAATATCCATTAAATCTCCTATTAGGGCTGTACCGGCGCCGGTCCCTGTGGACCGGGCGGCATTGGTTCGCCGCCACCCATCATATCAGGCGGTGGAGGGGGCGGCTGCCCCTGTGCAGCCATCTGCACTTCCGCCGACTTCTGCGCTTCCACAATATTCATCTGCTCGTGTTGCTCCAAATGAAACTCAAAGTAGCGCTGAATATCTGGGCTAAGTGTAGCATACTCATCACTATTCATATATCGCCTGTGCTCAACCATATGAATTGCGTGATTATTCCACTGGTATGCCTCAATTGGGCGCGGATTGCCGTCAAGCACGCCGCTCATCAACTTATTCTCGCGGTAAGCCTGCGCCTTATCCTGCGCCTCTGGCAGAAGGTCGGGCGACTCGGGCGCGAGATTAAGAAGTTCAAGTACCTGCTTCGGGTCCTCTAGAATCTTGTACTGCCACAGGTTAAGAACACGGTCCCAGCGTCCGGCGATGCTCTGCGGAAGGCCGGTCGTCGTCTGCGTAACAACCCGGAGGTCGTCGCCGCTCGGCATATCGTCACGCATAAACGAGTAAATCTCTACAGAGCCGGAC